GAGGCTCTTTTAAACGCGTATTGCTTTGTCACTGTATTATACGTTGCAGTATTTACAGTAATTTGAAACGTTTTTATTTGTTCTATAAATTGAGACACTGTGCTAATTGAAGTACATCTTTGATTAGTTCCTATTGTTACAGATCCAACTAAAATAAAATTATTACCATTTTTAATTCCAACTGGATTACCCGAATCACCTCCAAGTATTACAGGATCTGAACATATTCCTCGAACATACTTTCTAAAAGTAGGATACAGCGCTGGATCTGCAATCCCATTTCGTTCTACGTCTCCTTCACGAAAGTTACTATCGGTAATTTCTGCAGTTGTATTATTCCACTTGTTACCAGAAGTTATACTGTAAAAAATTAAAGGTGTTTTTTCAGGTAAGTCTTCGGGATTTTCCAGTAAAAACACACTGTCTGTGTTTTTAGCTGTACCAACAGCAATAAGAGAAGCATCTTTATAAGCTGTTTCGGGACTAAATCCTAGTCTGTATTTTTCAGTTACGTTCGCAGTTGTGTTATCATTGTAAGTAACAGAAATAGGATCTGTACTACGTCTTTCGAAATTTCTAATACAATGTCCAGCCGTAAGTATAATTCCCTCAGTGCCTTTATTTCCAATATGCATTCCACCACAACTATTATCTGTTTTGATAGATAGACTCTCATAAGCACCCCTATTAGGTTCTACAGGAGGATCAGGAGCTGGAGCTCTGCGAGGATGAGCAGCATCGAATTTAGCTCTTTCTTGTTTTAGACTATTTAAGTCGGACTTCAATCTATCTATCCGTTTTTGTATATTACGAGATTCAAGTAGCCATCCTTTTTGTTTCTTTTCTATAATACCATTCATTCTTGTTGTTTCACTATCTATAGTGGTTTCTAAGGACTTAATAGTTTGTTTACCACCTTCTTGAGATGTAACTTCCGGATTTTTTACTAATAAATTAATGTCCTCACCTTCATCTTCAATAGGATAAATTTGAGATGCCATGTAGGCGGAACCCATTGATGCAAGACTACCTGCAACAAATGAGATTCCATAGACTGCGCCCAGTGTTCCCATAGGATTCCTCTTGTATGTAGCAAAGATGTTTCATTTGGTACAAGACAACGTAGAACGTGTTCAAAACAATTTATTGTCAGTAAAATCATTTCGCGATTCTCTATTTTCTTGGTGGTGGAATGTTAGCTTGCTAGTTTTAGTTATTGGATCTTTTGGATTCTTTTTGTACAGCAGTCACGGAACAGCTCCCGAAGAGCCAAAGAAGATACCCTTTACTGCAAATCCATGGCTAAACGCCGTAAGAAATGTTCCAACTAATGATTATGGACAGTCTCCTCAAATTGAAACTGGATCTGGTGTACAAGGGCGTATCGATCGAACAAGCGCGTCAACGTTTTGAGTTGCTTAAATCGGAGCCCCCAAAAGAACGGAATGTTCCTGTAGTTACCAAACGTCGTAAGATAAGAATTCCTGTAACAGAAGATAAATGAAGTCATCCGCAGCGTATACAAACGGAATAAGAGTAAAGGCAGAAGCTACACTCTTAAAAGTTGAGTTTCCAGGTAGAATAGCGGTTAACCGAAACCCTATTCAGGCAGCAACAGGTTGTCCTCCTGTATTATTTCATCGAATTACATACACATCTATTACGAAATGTTTGAAACCTCGTGTTGGAGGGGTACAGTGTCAAAATTAGAGTTCACGAAGGCTTTCATATAGGTTCATATTCAAGATCTGTTTCAGTTCAAGTGTGAATGAAAAATCAGCTCCTTGAAGATTCAGTATATTTCCATATGCATCGTAAAGTGTGATAGCAATTTTAGTTATATCTTTTGGTTGTTGAAAGAAGTACTCTTTCACAGTTGTGTTTGTCGTATCACTGTCATATACAATTGTGTATTTTACAGCAGGAACCATAATTTTTGCAAATGCATAAAAGTGTGCATTATTAAAATCACGGTGAACAATTACGTTCCAATCATTCAATGCAATATAAATATAATTGTTTGATAAAATAACAGGAATATTTTCAGCCGCTAATCGGTAATCAGTTGTTAATGGAGGTCCAGTGCTCGATACTCCATACGTAGCGACTAAACCTGCTGTAGTATTTCCATATAATGATGAAGAAATTTCTCCTGTTTGGCTTGGGCTATTTGTATAATCTATTTGACTAAACCCTAAAAAATAACCAAGGCCATTTCCACTAGGATGTATACTTCTGGGAAATTTAAATGTAAATCGTGTTGGATTCGAAAAAATCATTTTCCCTTTTAAAGTGCTATACGTAACTTTAAATGACTGAAATACAGTATTAACAACACCATTTGGATTTACTGAATTTTGTATTGCATATTGTACGGCCGAAGCAAAATTAGTAAATGTATCATAATTTCCATCGGGAATACGTACATTATAGACAGCACCACTGTTGGGACTGCTTAAATCAATAATTGTCATTGTGGTGTTATTATACAATGCCGCATCAAACTCATAAAATGTATTAGGAAATTCAATTGACGTAAGGGCAACCGAATATACATTTTTTATGGTACGTGGAAGTGTAAATATAAAATTAGATGACTGTGATGCAGTGAACGAATCTGTAGGTGTTGTTCCAGCTAAAGTTCCCCCTAGTATTAAATTACCTGATTCGTCTAGAGATGTATTTGCTGCGGGGGTTGGGAATAATTGAGCGAGAATTGTGTTTGTTTGATTTGTTAGTTTAGTATAATCGCGAAATCGACTATCAATATTAAATGAATAAATTTGAATATCCTTTTCATATCGTATACTATTTTTGCCTTTGTCGGTGAACTGTGCTGGTTTAGGAATGGTTTCGGGATGTCCGCGATTTCCAGCAAATTTTTTAAATGCGTCCTGATCAGCTACTTCGCTTGTGTCGTACTCGCGTTCTTGGTGACCGTCAATATCGGGTTCCTCGTCTTCTTCTGTAAAATCTTCTTGTAAATTTTCAGTTTCTCGATAAGTCTCTGCTAATAATTGTTGATATGATTGACTTGCCATTATTCTTGTATGTGCAAAAATGTGAAAGTCTTTATTTAACTATAAATTAAGAATGCTGTCGGCAAGTGAATATCTTGCATTTTCAAAACTCGTTACATGTCCAGGTCCAAGCGGAACTAATGGTGCTCCGGGTGCTCCGGGTGCTCCGGGTGCTCCGGGTGCTCCTGGTGCTTCTGGCGTTAGTGGTCCTACGGGTCCTACGGGTCCTACGGGTCTTTCTGGTGCCACAGGTCCTACAGCTTCTACAGGTCCAACAGGTCCTGCAGGAATTTCCTCAGCTCCTTCAGGAAGTATACTTATATTCGCAGGAACCACTGCTCCGACTGGTTGGCTTTTGTGCGATGGTAGTGCCGTTACCAGAACAAGATATTCGGTATTATTTGGAGTTATTGGAACAACATTTGGAGCCGGTGATAACACAACTACATTTAATGTTCCCAACTTAATGCAAAAAACAGTTGTTGGTGTTGGTGCAAATACGACAAATAATTATACGCTTGGCGCTACTGGGGGAGAAGAAAACCACACATTAACTGTTAATGAAATACCTGCACACACACATACAATTAATGATCCGGGTCACAGTCATACTCTTATAAACACTGCTGCCAATGATCAGAATAATGACGGAATTGCTGGAAGTAATAAGTTATCTAGTATAAAAAGTACAGTTGCTACTACTGTTTCAGCAGTTACAAACATAACCATAAATAACGCCGGCAGCGGAGCGGCTCACAATAACATGCCTCCTTATATGGCTCTCAATTATATCATTAAAATTTAAGCTTTTTTAGATCGGAAAGCCACAACTGTTTGGGAGTCGTTCCTTCTAGCTCACTAATTTGTTTCTTAAGTTCCGCAAGCTCCTTCTCATGCTTAGTTGCATTTGTTAGGGTCAATGAAGCAATAGGAAGATTCATCAGATAATCATAAGATTCCTTGATGAGTTCAAACTTTTCCTTCTTGAGTAGAACATCACATTCTTCGCGAGTCTTACGACGAATGTCCGGAACAGGCTTCTCCTGACACTGCTGACGGATAAATCGAACTACGTTCTCGTGGTAAGGCAACTTGTCATTCAGAACCTTGAGTAGATGTTCGCGACGCTTTGCATAAAGATCAAGTCGTACAACAGCAAACTCGGAGAGAATTTCATTGGGAGTGTTGTACTTGTGAATTGTGCACTTAGAATTGAATGCATGCATGTTGGTTAGCTTGATCTTGTCGGTCAACTGCTTTTCAACTGCAGCTACGTCAGCTCCGAGCTTTACCTTCACAAGAATATCCATGTCCGTTGATGTATCTGTAAAGTCCTTGATTACCCCATCAGTAACCATCTTGTCAAGCGTCTCGCGGAAGTCAGCTGTCCACGTTCCGACTGGAAGTTCCGTAATTGTCATCATATCTTTCTCAGTCTTCCAAACACCTTTAACAATGTAATCATTCTTTGCATCTTTTGCGATTGTACCCTTGAATCCTTCATAATAAGGCACAAATTCACGCTCAAGTCCAGTTCCCTTCTCAAGCCATTCAGTAAGGGCAGCCTTAAGTTCTTTCGGATTGAAAGATGGAATATTCGTACTATATCCTGTACCAATACCACGAGAACCGTTCACGAGTAGCATGGGAAGAATTGGAGCATACCATTCGGGTTCTACAGAAGTACCATCGTCATCACGATAGACTAGACAGTCTAGATCATCAGCAGGTACAAGATGCTGAATGTAAGGCTGTAGGAATGTGTGAATATAACGGGGAGAAGCCGAATCCTTACCACCCTGAAGACGAGTACCAAACTGACCCTCCGGTACAAACCACGCAATATTATTTGACCCTACAAAGTCCTGAGCCATAGCTACAATTGCTTCGGTCAATGATGCCTCGCCGTGATGGTAACCAGAATGCTCAGATACATATCCTGCAAACTGAGCTACACGAATTTCATTCTTCAAGTTTCTCTTAAATGCAGAGTACAGAATCTTACGCTGAGACGTTTTGAGACCATCCATTACATTTGGAATTGATCGCTCCAAATTGTAGTTCGAGAAATGAATCAGATCCTTATGTACAAACTCCTCGTATGGCACACGCTGTCCGGGGTTCGCATTAATAATTTCACTACGCGAATACGTCTTGAGCCAATCTTTGCGATCGTCGGCCAAGCTTTTGTTGAAAGCAAGTTCAATTGATTTATCACTAGATTCATCGGTATACGAATATGGAACAATGTTCATGGTCTTGAAATAATCTTTGGCTTCGTCGCGAGTTGAAGTACCAAGTCCCTTGTAGTACTTAACCTTCCAACCCTTAGAAGCATCGGTCTTTCGCCATTCCTCATAATCATACTGAGTATAGAACGACTTTACATTAGAACCTTTCGTTGCCTTTACGATTGGAGTTGCCATGTAGGTAATGAAGTTCGGTACCTGAATGAGCTCATGCCACAACTCGTGAAACATATTGATGAGAAGTCCACGAATGTGAGAACCATCATAATCCTGATCTGTCATGATTAGAATCTTTCCATAACGAAGAGACTTAATATCGTTATACTTCTTTCCAGATTCCAACCCCAGAATCTTCTTCAAGTTTGCAACCTCCTCAGTTTGTTCTACTTTGCGAACCG